GCTCAAAGGCTACAACGCTCCTGAAATGCACAAGACGCACGCAGCAGACGGCATCAGGGCCAAAGCTGAACTAGAAATGCTGCTCTCAGGCAAGCAATTGGTGATCACGACGACCCAGGACTTTCAGCAGACATTTGCACGCTATCTAGCTGATGTTTACGTGCTGAGTCAGACCGGCATCGAATCGGTATCGGAACATATGATCAAATCAGGATTCAACGTCTCACAAGGAGATTGACATGAGCGAAGACGAACTCAAGGATCTGCCGAGCCTGCAAGGCTACATTAATATTGAAGAACTTAAGCTCACGCTTCTAAGGGCTTTTGGGACTGGGTCTTTTTCAGCCTTGATTCTCACGATGCTGACAGTTCTGCTTGAGAATTTTGGAAAAATCTATGTCGGTCCAGCGGCAGCAATCGTCATCTCTGTAGCCTCGGCTCTGGCGGCTCTTTTAAAAGCCCATCAGGTCGGGATGAAGTATTTACAGGAAGGCCAGTGACAGGTTATAATATGTTTATATGAAGAGGCCTAAAAATGTCGTCTTCCGTCGCCACCGTGTCAGTATACGACCGCACCGCACCCCAAGACCCCAAACGGATCTTGCCGATGCAAACTCCCGACCCTTCGTTCGATCTCCTGAACCCAAATGTGGGGTGGGTAATCGGTCCAATTGCTGTTGCAACGAGCTGGGTGGAGGCGAATCTGGTGCATGTCGATCTGAGCTGGGCAGAGTTGCTTTACAGCGTTGCGGCTGTGATATATGCGTCTGCGGGCTTAGTGAAGAGCTTCAAAGAGAAGAAGCAATCAAACTCCTCCCCGACATCCACATCCTCTACGACTGACAAAGAAAAGACAATCGACCTGAAATAACCTCTGTCCCAGAAGGGTAAGGTGATCTAAGTGCGGTTGGTCAAGCAAGGTATTCACTCACTTGAAAGGTGAACAACATGTTTATTGAAACCGTCTTCCTGCTCGCAGCACAACCAGAATGCCAATCCGGCAACTGCAAGCCCGTTCAGACAACCACAGTGACAACAACTACGGTTGAAAAGACTGTGTCGCCGCTCATCACTTTGCCACCTCGCCCAGGCAATGGTGGTCGTCGCCCAAGGCTATTTCTTTTCAATCGCAAGCCAGCGGCAACGCAAATGAACTACATCTACATCTGCCCAAACGGGGCGTGTAAATAATGTTCACCCAACTCATCATACGCCTGATGACCCCACTGATCGTGGAGGTGATCAAAGAATTGCTACAGCAACTTGCCAGCGGTGATGTTGTTTGTCTGAATGAAGACACGATCAAAGCCGCAATGGTGCAGCGTGAAGACGCAATATCCAGTGCAGTGGCCGCCGCAACGGCAGGACTGTGACGCAAGTGCTTGCAACAGTTGGATATATCGTGCTTGGACTTTTTATTGGCTTGTCCTTATGTCTGTATTTGTCCATGGATGAGGATTGGTACAGCGTGTGGGAACATCAGGACAAGCCGGAAGGGTGGGATTGAATATGCTTCTTGCTGCATTGATGCTTATAGGTCAGACCTCGATCCCCTCTTTTAACGTACCTCCGGTGACGGAAGTTTCGATAGTTTTTGTGGATCGTGGCAGGACATACGTTGTTGGAACGCAATCTGGAACAGTCAAGGCTTATGACGGGCAGGAACCTCCTGACTCCGACAGAAAACCTGCTCCACCGCACCTGACGGGGCTTGCAAGCGAGTTCTGGTCGATTGTGATGATTACGGTCCCAGACAAATCCAAACGCAAGCAAGGGGCATTAGCCCTCGACAAATCGATACAGATCGCTGAAGCACAGGCTGGAGCGTTGGGCCTTGATATGGCTCAGATTATCGGAGTATTGGCAAAGAGTGCTGAAGACAATGGGATTCGGACTTTTTGGTCTGGTGTGGCTCTTGGCGATTTGCTTTCAGGCAAGGGATACAAGACACGCGAAGAATTGCTGGCGGCATTGGCTGAGATCAGGAAGGCCTGTGAGGAGTTGAGCAAATGACCCCCTATGATGCACTCAACTTCGGTTTCGGCTGGCACAAAGATCCTCAGGAAGTTGCCCGTATTGTTTCCGAGAATGGAATTCAGGGATTTTCTACAACTGCTCCCCATCTGATGGGTTCCGCTCCCACTGGTCCTGTGATCCTCACAAGGTATATGGACAAACTCTGGGGCAAGGACAAGTGGATCTACAATCAGGGTTCCTGCGGCTCATGTGTCGCAAACGGTGCTGGTATGGCAGCAGAGATCCTTGTGGCTGAGGATGTGATCGATAACGGAGCCGAGAATCCCGGTCGCCTTGACTGCATGACCATCTATTGGGGAAGTCGTGTTGAGATCGGTGGTGGAAAGCTCTGGGGCGAAGGCTCTGTGGGAGCATGGGCGGCTCAGTATCTCCAGAAATATGGAGTTCTCCCCCGTAAGAAATACGCATCCGTAGATCTTACAAATTACAGTGCTGCCCTGTGTTGCTCAGGCTACGCCCGCAAAGGGGTTCCCGACGATCTTGAGCCTACGGCAAAGCTCCACCCGATCAAGTCCTACGCCAAGGTAGACACATGGGAGGAACTGGTCAGCGCGATCACCTCCGGCTATCCCGTTACGGTTGCCTCCGATCAAGGCTTCAGCTACACGCGAGACGCAAACGGTTTTTCCGCACCGAAAGGTTCTTGGTCTCACCAGCAGATTATCATAGGCATTGACCTGTCGGACGAATCTGCGGTCATTTTGAACTCATGGGGCAATGACTGGATCTCAGGACCAAAACCCGACTGGATGCCCGCTGGAAGTTACAAGGTCCACAAGAAGACTGCGGCAAGCATGCTCAAAGAGGGCGATTCCTGGGCCTTTAGCGATCTTTCTGGATGGCAACGCAAAGAGATCCCCTGGGCGAAACTCAATTGGTAGTCTGGTCCCTGTTCCTGCTGGCCTTCCATCTGTACGTGATTCTCAACACAGTCTCTCTGGCAATAGGAACTATCAGACATGCCTCAAGATCCCAGAGACGACAACGAAGAGACTAGAACTCCCAGCATAGAGAACCTTTTGGTCGATCTCGAGAATATTGATGTTCAGGATAACGAAGGCTTTCAGGCCTGTGTTCTGCATCACTCCCGTTTGCAATCGCTTCTGAGCGTTTGGTTACATGCCGCACAGCTGGATCTAAGCAGCGAAGATGTTCTGGTCATGGACGAACTCAGGCAGCAATTGAAACTGCTTTTAGCCGACCAGACCCATGACAAATACCTTAAGACGGTCAGCGTGTTTCGTGCAGCAGATTACGATCAGGAGCCAGAAAAAAAATAATTTGCATCAATGCTTATTTATCTGTTAATATGTATAAGTGAGTATCTATCAATTGCGAGGAAAATATCGTGTCTGAACCGGAATTAAGTCTGGTTTACAAGCTGGCCCCAGCACCGAGGGTTGACAATTCCGACTCCGGCGGCTTCGCTGGCTACGCATCGACATTCCATTTTCTCGACTACCACGGCGACATCGTTGCACCTGGAGCTTACAAGGCTGATATCCAACGGTTTATGTCCAAGGGGTTCATCGGTGGGATCAACCATGATCACGCCAACCCTATCGGCAAGCCAGTGGAACTCTTCGAGGATGCAAAGGGATTGTTTCTTGAAGCGGTTCTGGTGGACACGGTCAAGGCCCAGGAAGATCGCAAGCTGATCACATCAGGGGTCGTCAAAGAGCTGTCGGTGGGAATTATCCCATTGCAAATCAAAAGAATGACCAAGAAGGATACGCTCGACTATTGGAAGAAGGCTGGATACAGCCCCTCCGAAGAAGAGTTGATGCGAGCCGAGAGCGGTTCACGGCTTATCAAACGAGCAAAACTTCTCGAGATCTCCCCAGTCGCCATGGGGGCAAATGAACAAACTGCGATCTCGTCATACAAGGCAGGGCGAAAGATTTCGCAAACAACGGCAGACCTTCTGGCTCAAGTGTGCGCCCAGATCGAAGCTGCTCATGAAATGCTTGAAACTCTGCTTGTCGATGCCGGAATCAAATCCGAATCGGAAGAAGATGACGCTGAAGCTCCGGCTAAGGCAAAAGCTGTTGTTGAAGATCCATTAAACGACCTACTCGAAGCGTTTCGCGCCTACATCAAGGAGTAATACCCATGGCAGCATCGCCAAAATTGCGTGCTGAGTTCAAAAGTGCCTTTGCTGAGGCTGAAGCACTTCGACTGAACGACGACCGCAACGAAGATCAAACAGCCCGATACAAGACCATCCTTCAGGATGTTCTTCCTTCGCTCAAATCCAAAATCGACGAAGCCGACGCACTCGACTCTGTCAACCTGGACGCATACCGCGACCTGACAAACAAGGCTATTGGAACACCTTACAGTGGCTCAACCCGCTCCGCTGGTCACACGACCATTTCGGACACAGGTGAGGCTCACGACGAAGGTTTGGGCATTCTGACCGAGAAGCAAAACAAAGCTGTCTCCACGCCAGAATACAGCCGGGCTTTCAAGGCCTTCCTCCACTTCGGTGAAGACAAGCTCAAAAATGCCTACCCACGCACATTCAAGACTCTCGTTGAGGGTATTGATGAAGGTGCTGGCTATTTCGTACCGCCTGACGTTCTGAATGAAGTCATTCAGCGTAAACCAGCTCCAACAACACTGCGTGGTCGTGTTCGCCAGATCACCACCAATAGCAACCGTGTTGTCATGCTGCGTACCACCTTCCGCGACGATGTCTACACCAGCCCGATTCAGGGTATGTGGACAGGCGAGTCTGGAACCCCAGCGGCCTCTCTTGAGCCAACCTTCGGCGAAGTATCGATCCCAGTTCATGAGTACATGGGCCGGATTTCGATGTCCAACACTCTTCTGGAAGACTCAGGATTCAACCTCGAATCCTACTTCAATCAAGAGTTGCAAACCTGGCTCGACCTCCACTACGAAAAGCACCTTGCTTACGGCACAGGGGTTGGTCAACCTCGGGGTATCTGGAACTCGATTTCCAGCAATGCTGCGGGTGAAGCAGGTAAATTCGGCTTCGTAACTGCATCTGGTTCCAGCTCAACGCTGGACGCTGATACAGTCAAGTCAATGCGATTCAGCATTCTGCCACAGTACGCACAGCCAAACTTCGCCTTCGTTATGCACCAGCAAACAGCGAAGACTGTGAGCCTGTTCAAGGCTTCCAGCGGTCAGTACCTGTTCCAAACGGGGCAGAACTACCCTGGTATCGTCCAACCGATCCCCGACTCCATTGACGGGTTCCCAATCAGCTACTGCCAGTTCGCTCCTCTTCAAGGTACGAGTGGCAACGCAGTTGCGTTCTTCGGATCACTTCAGGGCGTGTTCATGCCAATCCGCATGGGCCTTTCGGTTCGCGTTCTCAATGAGATCGAAGCCGTGAACAATCGCCGTGTTTACCTCTTCCGTCTGCGTTGGGGTGCTGACACGATCCAGGAACAATACGGCAAATTCATCAAGGTATCTTGATATAAGCACAAGAGGAGAATCACATGTCACGGCATAATCAGTTACTCAGCGGTGTTCAAGTCAAGAACCTTGCATTTACCTCCGGCAACAGCTCTGCCGTACTGGTGAACAGTGCCAACGGACTCTTTGGTGGAGTGACCTTTCTGGTCAATTTCGCCTTAGCTGCCGCCTCGGCCATCAAGGTACAAGAATCAGCTGACGGTACGACATGGACTGACCTTACAGTCGGTTACCAAGTGTCAACCACATTCGGTGCGCCAATCACTGCCGTTCCTGCTGTTCCTGGTGCTGCAATTTCAGCATCTGCTACGACCGCAGCAACCAATCAGTTTCTGGCGATCAGCGTCAATCACCCCGGCAAGGATGCCTCTGTCCAAACGTCCAACACAACCCCATTCGTAAGCAAGCCTTACATGAGAGTTGTCGCAACGACTGGAACAGCCACCTACGGTGTAGCCCTGCTGCACAACGCCAATCTGACTCCGGTTCCGCAACCTGATGTTGCCATCGAAGTCAAGGGAACCAACTGATTCCCACCTTTCGGCCCCTGGGGGCGACCTTCGGGTCGCTCCTTTGGGTTCGAGAGTTTAAGGAGGACTTGTGGACATCCTGCTGACGCTAAACGAGTGTTTAACATATATTCCTGCTCTAGCGGATGCTCCATCGGCTACGGTCCAGGTCTATATCGATGCTGCGTCACGATCAGTGGAAAAATATTGCAATCGGATTTTCCTGTCTGACACTGTTTCCGAGCGTTATGTCATCAATCAAAGCCAGCGGATTTACTTACGAAGAACTCCTGTCACAGATATTTCCCGTGTTGCTATTTATCAACAGGCCGACCCTGTCAAGGCAGATTCTTGTGGGTACGTCAATTCCTACGATTCAATCGATACGAATTTGACAGAAACCAAACTGGATATCGACCTAGAATACAATTTAGAGCCAAACACCGGCGTACTTACATTCCTTAATACTTATGTGTTGGGATTGCAATACTTCTACAAGGTGGAATACACAGGTGGTTACGAGTCCTGTCCAGAGCCAGTAAAACTCGCCATCGCCCAGATTGCAAGTGGTATGTATTCCTCGGCAAGGTATGACGACTCCCTGCAATCAGAAAAGATTGGCGACTATTCTTACTCGCGATCCAATTTCAATTCGTCGCTTTCTCACAAACACCCAGCATCACTTCTGCTCGCACCATATACGAGGTATTCCGTCAATGGCATTTGACGATTTCCTCAACCAGACTGCCGTAATCAGCGAACTGAGATCTCAAAAGGATGTTCAGGGTGGTGTATTTCAATCATGGATTCCTACTCTGACAGTCAAATGCCTTGTTCAGCCGAGATCCGGTGGTGTTGATCGCGAGGATGCCAAGGACGGTTCTGCTGCAACCCACAATATTCTGATCAAAGGCTCGCACAACCTCACAGCGCGTAATCAGATAAAGGTTGGAACATATGTTTATAACGTGGTAAGATGTAATGACTGGAATTCACTGGCTCATCACACAACCGCTGAATGCGTAGTGGAGACATCCTGATGGATATCAACTCCGCAATGAAACTGATCAACCAGATCGCAAAGAGCGGCGTAACGTCCGGTTCCAGCCAGAGTACAACCAAAACAGGCTCGAAGCAGTGGGTATCCGCAAACAACGAAGTTCACAGAGTCAATTCCGCTGCACTGGACGCCGTGGCTGAACATGCTGTCAAACGGGTCAAGAGATCTTTGAGCGAGAAGTACCCACCGTCATCACTGCCCGGCGAAGCCCCTGCGAGAAGAACCGGAACGCTCCACGACTCAATCCACTGGCGAAAAGGCGTAGAATCCCGTCAATTCCCAGGACCAGCAACCAATTCGGTGGACGGTGAAAAGCGATTTGCCTCTAAAAAGCCAGCGGACTACGCATGGCGAGAGAAGATTCAAAAGCAGGCCTACAGCGACAACTCGATCATCACGCCCTATCCTGCTCGGAAGAATCCATCTGCCGGAACCCGAATCATCGAAGTTAACCCTCGGGCTGTAGATCACTCAGAACGCAGTCGCCTTGAGTATTACAGCTACTTCCTTGAATCAGGCTGGTGGTCCAAGGGGAATGACGGGTTTAATGACAAACGCCCTAAAAGCGAAGGTCAGGGCAAGAAAATCAAACGGCAGTCCGTTCCTAAGAGCGAGAAGCGTGAAGGTCCAAAGTGGAATCCACCGAGACCCTATCTCTCACGACTGGCCTGGCCTGGAATCGCAAGGGAGCTGGAGAACGTCTACAAGGCTTACCTCAGGGACAATCTTCCAGCCGCCTTCAAATCGCTCGCAGATAAAGCGACCCTCAAGGTCACTTACAATCGTGGTCTTCGTGTTCCGTACATTTCTGACAACAAAAATCGTATCTAGAGGCGGGTCTCGTAAATGCCAACCTCAATTGGATCTGACACAGGCAACGGTACTACTACAGGGGGATCCTCCATGGCTATCACAGCTTCCGGCGTAATCAACGCAACCACCAGCATGACCTTGACCGACTCGGACGTGAATAGCACATCCACGGTCACCCAGAGCAACTCGCTATCATCCGTCACTCGGCCATCCACAGGGGTTCCCGCCTCGCCTACAGCGACAGAACTCACCTACATGTATGCCGACCGGATCTTCAAGAAGACCTACACAGGTATCTCTGCCAGTTCCGCGACAACGGTTTCGCTGTCGTCATTCCCAGACCTGTTCTGCAACACAGGCACGATCTCCAAGATCAACTCTGTGTCGGTCAAGAATACTTCTAATATGCCTATCAAGTTTGTCTTTGACGACCTGACTGGTACGACTGGCGACATCATCAAAGTTCCGGCTTACGGATACGTGCAAGTGGGCGCGGCTCTGGATGGGATTGCTGTGACTTCAGCTAATTTCACCTTGCAATGTGCCACAGCTAACTCCACAGCCGATGCCCAGGTGACAATCGCTTACCAACGATGATTCCATTTGCCCAGATTGTCAACCGCTGGACAGCGACTTCAGTAGCTCCGATGTATGTCGGGGCTATTCCTGAAGGTCTGTTGCCACCTTACGCAGCATTAAACGTAGTGCAAAGCAATCAGGTGACCCTCAGCGGTAACACGATACTCTGGACGGAGTCTCTTTTACAGTTGAGCGTGGCTCACACGACACTGGCCGATTGCGAGTCTCTGGCTTCCGTAGCGATCCAGACTTATGACCGCAAGAAATTTGACGGGGTTGCTGACATGACATTGCTCAATCGAGCCACCTCATACAGCGAACAGCCTAATTTGACAGGCAACCGCATATGGACTGCGACACTGGAATTCCGAGTCAGACACTAATATCCCACCAAGGAGACTCCGATGGCAGCAACGCCAAGACCGACCCCAGTTGACAAGTACGCTCTCGGGCGAAACAGCTTTGTAGATATCTGGTTTGAGCACATAGGTGCTGGAGGTACAAAGACTTACCCTGGGTTTAGTGTTTGTATTTCAGAAGGCAGCGTATCCCTCGACACGGATACTATTGAAATCAACTCGAACTGCCAAAATGGTTGGAAGGTTAAGTTACCGGGCTTAAAGTCTGGTACAGCCTCATTCACGGGCTACATTGCCTCGTCAATAAACGGAACGCCTGGGCCTGGAATGAGTTGGGATACTAATGTTACGCACGACAAGTTTGACATCATGCAGTATCTCGGACAGCCGTGCTACATCTACATCTATTCGCTCCAGAACCCTAGCGAAGCCTCAGCACAGTTTGGGCAAGGGACGACCGGCGATATGGAATCTCCGTTCAACCTGTTCCCAATGGGCAGCACAGACGCAGGTACGGAGCAAGTGAATGGATTCTTCAAGACAGGCTCTGTAACGATCAGCCCAGACGATGCCGTAAAGGTATCCATGTCGGTTGAACTGAGTGGCGCACAAGGCTTGTCTGGCTTCATTGCCGTTGGCAGTTTGTCTCCAGTTCCAACCGTTTAATCATCATCCACTTGAAAGGTGGGATTCACTATGTCAGAAGCATTTTACATCGACAAGCTGGCTAACTCAGGAATTGAAGTCAAGATGGCTGGCACTTCTTTTCGGGTTCGTCAGCTTACTCTCCGCGATCAGGGCGTTCTTCAGGCGATCATCCGTAAACTGCAACCGTACCCTTCCGAGAAAGCCAAGAAATTGGTTTTGGGTATGGATAAGCAAGTGGCGGGTGAAGTCATGAAGGAGGCTCTAAAAGCCGACCTGTTCTACCCGACTCCGGTTGCATCTCCTGAAGGATTGCAATTGCTGGTCAATTCAGATGAAGGTCAGAAAGCCCTGTTGAAAGCCGCAATCGGTCGCAATGAAGGTGTCTCTGATGCCACCATTGAGGATCTCTACGGGGAACTGTCCTACGCTGAGTTCATGCGGATTGCCGCCATTGCAGTCTCTGGAGAAGATCCAGACAACGACCCAAAAGCGGAATGAGCAGTGGTTCGCATAAAGGTGATTCAGGAATGAATTATCAGAAGTTGATCAAGAATCTTGTCGTTGATGGGCATATGTCCTTCCATGAGGTTCTTGATCTAACTCCTTTACAGATCGCTGCTCTGATGGCTGAAAACACGATCCCGCCAGGCGAAGTTGATCCAGATCTATACCGGAGAATTGTAAATGGCTGACCCAATCCCATACTGGAAAATTAATCCTCCGACCCCGACTACTGAGAACGGAGTACCATACAATCAAATTAATAAAATCCCAGACGAACCAAGCAATGTAGATATTTCGTGGCTCGACCCAGGAATCATTCAATCGCACACCCGCTACTGGTTTCCTGATATGAATGGCTGGCGTGTGGGCTACGGTAGAAACGGGTTAATGAGTTGCCAGCAGTCATGGGTTGCCCCTTGGAAGTGCAATGTCGAAGCGGATACCGAAGATGGTCGTCCTACTGAGAAAGCGGTTGCGGCTTATCTGCCAGTTGTTCTCAGGCAAATGCTGAGTTGGAATCGCGAACGATATTCTTACTACAATAAATTCTGGGACATGGATATTGCAAAAGCTGGAGACCTTTACAGCCATGGGAAAAACCAGTACAGAGACTTGGTGATTACGGACATTGAGCTTATACCGAGGACAGATCTTCTCGACTCGCAATCAGAATCCAGAATTGTATCAGACACAGGACTTAAAACATCTCTTGGGGTAATGTCTAACACTGGGGATACGACTCGATGGGACAAGGATAACGCCGACGTTCTTGAGTTCACGCGAATGGTGCAACAGCAACTCCGCATGACGACCACAGGTGGAGTAGAGACGGACTTCTTGAAGCTCCATCAGCAACCGTTTCCACGCATCCGTTCTCAGTTCTGGCAAGTCAACATTACTTGGCAACCTGACCCATACCAGAATAGATATGGAATTCGCTATGCAAAAGTAGAGATACACCCTTCGTTGCGAATGGAATCGCTAAAAAATGTGCCGTTGGGGGTTGTCCCCACTAGGCTTGACGGGCAACCGGAATTCACCTTGATTGACCCTAATGTGGTTGTGATCCCCAAAGGGACTCCAGGTGGAGACCAGTCTGCTCCAGGAAACATGACGCTCACCGCGCCTGTAGATTACATGGGGAAACCGGATTGGGTCCAGCCAATATCAACAGGGTTTCCTGTTCGAGAACCCCAAATCACTTTCAAAGTTTCATACCCGTGGGTTAGCCTTGAAAATATGTTAAACGCTGGGCCTGTCGGCAACCCTGGTCAGCTGGACCCTAAAAGCGAAAAGGGATTTCCAGGGGAAGTCAACCCGCAAACAATACCTGAAGGCCTGTACATCGGATGCGTCAATAAAAAGTCTTTCTTGGGGTACTCTAGAGGCAGAGTATTATACAATTCCGCAGAGATCACAGAATCTACAAGTCCGATCACAGGGAAGATTGGCTACGAGGTGACGCACGAATTCATAATTAATCCCAACATGGAGTGGAACCAGACGAGGTATACGGGGGATTATTTGGCCGGAATTGATGTGATTCGATGGTACACAAGAGTCACAACACCAAATTCTATGGGATTCAACCCAAATGACGCTCCGGCTGATGCTAATAACCCATCGTTTAAAACTGGCTACGTAGTGCAAATGCTTCCATCTTCTGGGGGCAGACGTGTTCACCGAGTGTCGATGACCGCAGTAGAGCCTTATGATTGGCAAGCTGTATACCCTTACCCGTACAAGGATTTTAAAAACCTGCTTTACTACGGAATGGTTGGCGACAAAGTCCAATTCGACCCAGAAACAACAAAAGAGGGCTGATCCATGTCCAACTCGGTCAATATCACTGGGTCAGACTTCGGCGAACTGACAAAAGCTCTTTCCGCGATCAACAGGGCAGCAGCAAAAGCTAACGCCAAGATCGATTCGATGTTTCAGTTTAGTGCCACTGGGTCAAAGCTGTTTGCTTCTCTGGATGCCCTGAACGGTAAACTTGCAGTCGCCAGAATCCGCGCCGATGGTCTCGCCACAGCTTTAAAAGGACTTAAAGGCATCGGGACAATCAAGGTTCTCTCTGGTGGTGGATCTGGTGGTGGAGGAGGTGGAGGCGGGAAAAGATCAGGGAAAAGCAAAGGTGGATTCTGGGTTGACAACACCGAGGACGCTGTCTTTAGAAACCCTGCTAACGACTTAAAGAATAATTTTTCCTCCAGCCTTCACGCTATGCTTCAAGCGGACAAGTTTAACAAGAAGATGGAGTCCCTCAGGGAGAAGAAGCGAATCAAGGATGAAAAGGATGCTGAGAGGCGAGCCAGAGAGGAAGCCCGTCAAGAGGAATTAGCCAGCCGTAAACGTCAAAAGCTGATCGCAGAGTCCGCGCCATCCAACACGCTCTACAACCTGACAAAACAGGCATGGCATCGAAGATTAACGGCTCAGAATCTGTTTGGCTTTAAGTCGGGCATGGGGCTTGATCCTAACGGAACAGGCAATCCGTTCATGGTTTCCCGTTTTGGGAATCCCGGTCAGATGCCCCTGATGAGCCGATTCAGAGTCTTTCAGCGTCCATTCCCTGGCTCGGAACGCAATCCGTTTGCTCTGGGTGATGCTGCGAACATTATGAACAATGGTGTTTACTCTGCTGGTCGTGGGATCGAAGGTCTATTTAAGGGGATCACTTCGGCTGGGTCCGACTCTGTTCGCGCCTTGACAGGTTTCACCCAAATCGGACTGGCAGCAGGTACAGCCTTGGGAAGTATGATTCCAGGAATCGGGAAATTCGTCGCTGTTATCGGCCAAGGCTTAATGGCAGGACTGGATATTGCTTCCAAAACTTTGACCTTCTTCGTGGACTCGCTCTCCAAGGCAATCGGTGGATTAGCCAACTTTGTCACGAACCTGACTCTTGGCGTTAGTGGAATTCTCTCCAGAGCCGTACAAGCCGCATCAGCCCTGACCGAGCTGGAGAACGCCGCAAAAGTTTATGTCGGTAAGGGTTCCGGTCAGCTCGTCAGCACCTCGATGGATTATCAAGCCAAGTACGGCATCTCCGCAACAGACTCTCTTCGGCTCATGACACGGGTGGCAGGGCAAATTCGCCAAACCACAACTCTATCAAGCGACGAAGCCGCCCAGCACGCGATTGACATCTTCAAGGCCTCAGCCGAAGCCGGGTCCGTATTGAACATGTCGATTGACGATATCGGCAAAACGATCCAGTCTGCCTTGGCAGGACGATACACTCCGCTCAGAAGAATCGGTGTTGCTGCTTCAGCTCCAAGCCTTGATGCCTTTTACAAGAGCAACTCTGGTGGCGGCAAGCCTGGGACCATGTTTGAAGGTCGGATGATGTCTCTGGTGAGCGAGTTCAAGCGACAAACGCTTCCGTTTGCTGGTGACCTTGAAAAGACCCAGTACGAATTCGCCAATCAGCAGCGGAAGATTCTTGGTTTGTTTGAAGGTATGTTCGTCCAGTTGGGACGAGTTGTTGAGCCATTCGCCAAGGGATTGCTGATTGTCAGTAACACTCTTTTAGGGACGGTATACGATAAGCTCAAAGGGTTTGCGGAAGGGGCTAAGTCTTCGATTGAGGACATACGAGCTGGAGGGTCTGGAGGAGGATTCGGCTCTGCCTTAAAATCATTTGTATACGCTGTATCGCGTGCTGGTGACTATGTCTACGCCTTTGGGCAAGCTGCATATGACGCCAGAGACACGCTCATGGAGTACGGCAAGGCGTTTGGCATCTCAGTCTTGAACATGGCTCGAGATCTCGTGGTATTTAGCCTGAAGATGACAGGTGTTTTCGTCAAAATCATTGAGTCATTTGGCGGGTTTGAGACTGCCCTCAAGGATATGGGAAACACGATCATTTCTATTTCAGAGTTCATTGCCAGACAGTCAGGCTACCAGTCTCCCGCCCAAAAGGAAGCGGACAGAAAGTTCTATGCAGATCAGCAACTTGTTGAGGGATCTAAACGACTTAGCCGAGAGAATCGTGGGATGATTGCAAGACCTGGAACCAGATTGCCTGGCGAATCTAAAGCCGTACTGGAAGCCCAGAAGCGAATCCAAGCCATTGCATCAGGAAGCCCTCGCTCATTCGTCTACGGTACACAGGACATGGCTGGCAGCGGAGCTGGTGACAGGCTCATGAAGTTGGCCGAATCGTTGCAAAACATTAAGGGTATCGACGACCTCAAAGAGTTCTTCAGCAATACTTTCGGCAACGTCCCCGACTCAGGTGCATGGGAGGAAGTCCTCAAAAGGCTCGCCATGTCCACAGAACGCGAAGCCAAGTTTCAACCGCTCCCGCCGATGGCTGAAAAAGGCCGGCTCTCAAGCTACTTCTCTCCAGCGGCATTCCGAGATGAGATCCAAGGTGCTGACCGAGGGCTGAACGCTGCCGAGGAGACTGCTGCAAACACCGCCGAAATGGCAACATACCTCAAAAAACTTAACGAGAGTGCAAGCGTGAACTCGCTGCTGTCTGGCGGCAAGGTCGCTTATCTGGGGGCATGACATGGCTGATCGATTCAAGGCTGGCGAACCACTCTCGGCTTCTAAGCTGAACCGGAACTCGGCAAGCACCAATACTACAGGCTACTACGGCCCTGGTTCATACGTCAAAAGTGGATCGACATTCGGGTCGGTACAACCAGATGTGTCTGGGGTTGAATCATTTTGGGTCTCAATTGACGAAGAACACGCAGAGCAGGTAGATCAAAGTTTTGCATCCGGCAGGGTGATTTACAGGTACTCGTGGACGGAGGTACAGTTTGATCAGGGTGCTGGCAGTTGGAGGAAATCGTCATCTCGAAGCGGGCATTTCTCTTTTGACCCAGTTTACAATTTTGACCCAACACAAAGGATACCGATAACCGCAGAGGGGACTTTAGGGACCTCCTCTTTGAAATACGTCAGTACGGTTTACCCAGTAACCCGAGATCCTCACACCGGGGTTTTATTTTTTTTTTCCTAGAGGGTGCAAACTCCCGCAAGATCCCGGCTGGCCTGTCAGTATATTTGGGTTCGGTGGGATCATGGAATTCGTTTATTTAGATCAACAGGACGATCAGGGAAACTATTACATCAACCCCTCAGTACCGGATAAGGATGACTTAAAAAACATTCAGGCGTGGCGAGTCGCTGTAATGCAAGGGGACGACGGTAAGACCTATCAGATTCGAGGCTATTCAGGCTGGTATTTTCAAGCGTCCTCAAGCACCTCTGATGTCGAAGTGAACTCAACCCCAAACGGCGAAGACAACTACTTTGAGGGGCGAAACAAGTGGCACAACTTTACAAAATGGTGGGCAAACAAGCCAAAGGATGATCCATGGTATGCTGATCCTGAGTTTTCGCCCAACCTGAAATATTACGGTCTTGAGCATCTATTCCTAGGGCTGGCAGAGTTCGGTGGGCATAATTTCACTGGAAAAGGCGTAAATCCCGAAAATCCCTCGTTAGGATCTATTTCGAGATATCCTGGGCCTATTCGCATGAGCCATCTTTATGGTCCACATGCACAGTATCAAACCAACAATATTTATCATACATTGAAGTTTGAGTATTCTGGTAAATGCTCCGCTAGACTAACTGGTAAAGCTCCTACTATCGAGAACTGGGGCAACCTTGGCTCGATTCTTGACGGAAACGGGAAGACAAAATTCGCCGCAGGGTCAGACACGCTTCTGATAATCGACGGGCAAAGAGGAATAAGGATCAGGGTAAACGGCTGGCACGCTCACTTCGGGGACCACATACAGGCGAATTCGGCAAGCAATAACGCAGCGGCAGCAACAGCTAGCCTTTTAGCTTGGCAACTCCCAGGGTCGCTGTACTCGGTGAACTTAGAGACAGGGGCGATCAACCCAGTAGGAGGCTTTTCAATACGGGCGTTTCACCACTGGTGGATCTGGCAATGGTGTGAAAAGAACCCGGAGAAAAAGCTGGATCGTTACAACATCTACGCAAGGGCGCAACTGTTCAATCACACGCCTGTCGCACCAGGTGCTGTACCAGTCACCGAATTTTCTGATCCATACAAAGTCATTAAGGATTCCTCGCACCTGATAATACCTGACGACATTTGTTTCGCAAAAGCGAGGGTCGATAAAACGATTCATGAGCAAGCCAGACCGCCGTGGATACCTGAACCAACTTACGCCGAGTCGGTCGCCATTGATTTCAGCTTTAAGTACGATTCGTCGAAATGGAGGTATGTCGTCATAGACCTGTTCAGTGATGGCACGCACATAGGCTCATGCACGTTAAAGGTTACGCAAGAAGGAGAGAGGGTTTACGTGCTGCCACAGCCCCGCTGGAAACAATTTACGGGTGGATACGAAGGAGAAGATGCGGAAGAGCGTGGCCTGCCTGGGCTTGACGAGAATCAGGCGTTTATGATCTGTCTTCCATTTGGTCAAAGAGAAAAATCAATCCTACCAACATGCGGAGTCCTTGTCACGAAGAAGGGTTCTGTGGGCAAGCCTTACACTTTTGTTCCGTGGTCTCGCGACAACCCTTACGTCAAAGGCATGCCAATGGGTGGCCCAGCTGTCGAAGGAGTTACTGTGGAGTGGGGCGACGGTAGTGCTGACGCATGCTTACTCGAAACCCCCATAGATCATCAGTACGACACAGCAGGGGTTTATACGGTCATCGTTAAGGTTCGTTACAAGGCTAGCGATGGACGACAAACAGACGTATCTAAGACCTATATCACTGTGGAGGCTTAACCATAATGGCTCACACATGCTCATGTACAGAACCAGGCAATTGCAATTTCTTCAAACGAGAGATGAGCGATACCGAATTCGATATCTGCCGAAACTGCTTCAACAACCAATCGCGAGCCTCGATTGTATCTCAGTGGTATAAAGAAAGGGGCAGAAAATTAGGAATCCTTAACGGTTGTGCCTTGAAAGGCGATCCTGTGCTGGATGAGTTTGGTAATCAAAAGGTTCGCAGGACATGCGGTTGCAGTGGGCAAAAACCCCAGATCCCTTTATTTGAATGCCATCATCCACAGCCCAGAACAGCTGAAGAAGACTGCGAAAAGAGGTGTATTGACTACACAAGTTTTTAAAAATCGCCCATCCTTTGGGCCACAGAAACTGCTCGCTACTGCCTCTCAATTGGATCAGTTTTTACTGGGTCATTGCAATTACCTTCGGCTAATCGCTCACCAATAGAACACAGCAATAGCACCGGAAGGACTAGGAAAATCCGGCGTACAGTTTCCGGCTGTATCAATAACGACTATCAATGACTCCAGAGTTCTTCAGTGATCTCGCATAGATTGCGACACATAAAGCATCTGCTGGGCCATCCCTAAGTTTCCCCTGGTCGGGCCACCGTTGTTGGCAGTAGATGATTGAGCGAGCCTTGCCCAGTTTCTTGTCCAGCCCCTTGAATACAGCCGATTGCCAGACCTGAGGTCTCACAAGGGCAAATGGACTATCCAGAGTGGCAAGAACTGCCTGTAGGCCTCCAAAGCCCATCCCAAACGTGAACATGCTTGTCACGCCTTGACCAGGCATTGCACTCACCTTTTCAATCACCGAGAAATCAGGTTCCCACTCTCTGACAAGATTGGCAACAGCATAAAAGTCAATGCTCGAACCTTTCTCGCCTTTGGTCACAGGCATGGACTGCGTATGCAGGATGTCCCCGAATTCGTTGACCATCGAGATCCCGCCTTTAAGGCCTGGATCAAACCCCATATAAACAGCCATTATCGCCCCAGCTTTCTACGTTCGAGAACCACCAGTTCATAGCTCTTTCGCTTGCCCAGAGTGTCCGGCACATCATGCCACCACCACTGGAATGACTCCAGATCCGTTTCTGTCTCGCCCTCTTTGACTCCCATCCGAAACAGATGCTCCAGAGCGGAAATCGCACAATGATAAGGCCAACCGACAATTCCATGATTCCAGAGGAGCTTGGTCAAATCTGTCGCAGAGAACAACCAAAAAGGCCTTCCATCGGCCAGTCGGTAGTAGTCAGGGCAGTTGTCAATCCTTGGGTTTGGACAGGGTCCGTCTTCCGACAAGTTTGCCATTCTCTTTTATCTCGTATCTCTTGAGTGCATGCCCGTCAATATCCCTCTGGATCAGCACCCGATTTGTCAGGTCGATTTCAACAGAGTGCAGCCTATCAGCCTTGGCGGGTTGCTTTTGCCTGAGTTCCTTGTAAGCCTGAATCTCAAGTCCATCCTTGAACAGTTCAAGGTGAAAGTTGATCATTGTATTATTATACTCCTCGACAGGACGTTTATCTCTTTCAGAAGCCTGGTTTCAGCCAGTGGCAACCACCAGTTGAAATTCAAATCCGGCCTGTCTTCGGAAACTTCACCAATCAGCGATATCAGTCGAATGCATAGATCCATGGTTCAAACCTTTCTGTGTTCAAATCGCAGAGACTCATACCCATCAACATCAATGAATATGTTCATATCTTGAAATACGCTTGTCGCGTAAACGCAAATCTCTCGAGCTATCGTCACAGCCAGTCTTCTGATCTCAAGGTCAGCATGAATCGAACCCCTCTGCTCGAGGATGTTTCGCCATGCCCTCAGATTCCCCGACATGAAGAGGTGCGTTTCAATCGAGTTTGGCAGAACAGATCTCGCGGCTTCGCGAGCCTTCTTCCGAATATATGTCAACGCTTCGCGGTCAGCTGTCTCGTCAGGATGATCTTCTTGCCACTTTCGGCTGATCGCAGTGGTGCAAATCTTGAGCATCCGGTCATAAGAGGCAGACGCAGCAGTCACTTCCGTTTTAAAGCATTGCTCCGCAACAGCATCCCTAATGATCAAAGGTGGAACAATGTACCCCAGATTGTCAGGTTCAACGTACCTTTGAGACAACTGCGAGAACGCTGTACCAGCCCTGTGCCGGATCAACTCATGAGTTAAACTCCGAGATACACCTGTGATCAATAGACCCACGTAGGAGTGTTCTAGGACGCTTCCATGACCAACCTCGAGGATATGACCAATGTAGCCCCTATTGCCTCCAGGACGAGGGTTTTTGAACGATTGGTAGCATACTCGGCCAGCAAACTCAGGGATGTGGTCCAAACTGTGTGTATTCTGGGCAGTCATTCCTGAGGCGTAGTCTTTAAGATCGTAGTCTCGGAAGATCGACACGCTTGCAACTTTTACCTTGGGTTCATATATCAACTGCATGAGCATGTCCTTTGAGCTGTTACGTAGGCATGGAATGACCGAATTGCTTCTTTTCTCGATGGATGTCCTTCCCACTCCAAGAAGCCAAAGGCTTCATCTTTTACAAAGATCCCATCGACAAGCACATAAACCGTCAAGTAATGCAAGTCCTGTTCTTCACGGAAGTAGATCTCGGCCTTGTAAGGCTCATCCACCAGCGTGACTGTTATTCCGTCTATCGTTGACCATCTGTTGGCGTGCTTCATTTCTCTGCCTTGCTCTCCATCCTGGTTCTCTTCCTGCATTTCTTCTCTTCCTTTCTCTCAGTTTCGCACTACGAACGCCGTTGACATGCCCCATATCCTGCAACTCACAGGGTGGTAAAGGGGCTTCCTGATCCAGCAACTCAGCCGAAGGGCAGAGCATTGTGGCTTTCCTATAAGCCATGACAAACTCCAATCGCTTGTTCATAGCCTTCAAATAGTTACGGGTGAATTCCAAGGTCTTTCCTCATTTTTGCGATCCATCGGGTCACATACCTCCGACTCAGACACTGAACCGCAGAGCAATCCTTCATGTACACGCAACCGTTCGCAAACTCGCAACAGATCATGAATCTGTCGATATCGATGTCTTGCCTTGAGTCAGGCTCATGCGGGTGAACGGTTACAACTTCCACATCAAAGCACCTTGCAATCTCGGTTTGCAGATTATGAATCGTGCTTGGTATGCCACTAATCTTCATGTTGTCCTCCCTTGTACTTTTGAATAGCTTCTGATGCTTGCCCGAACTGTAGTCCCCGAGCCTTCTCAGGCTTCATTCCCAACGAAATCAGGTAGTTCAGTTGTTTGATCGAACACAGCCCTGAATTTCGCCTGTCAATGATCTGGCCGATCAACTGCGAAGCCTGACGTTTGGTCATGTTGTTGACATCTGCCATCCCCGACTTCGCCAGAAAGTCTTTCTGAGCTGGAGTCGCCAGTTCCCCAAAACGGTTTGCGTTGGTCAGCATGGCCCGAGACATCCCCAGCGAAGCTGCAAGCTCAAATGGGTTAATCTCCACTCGCCGATAAGTCATGTCCAGACGAGCCACCGGAACCTTGATCTCCTGCCTCTGTTTCCTTTCTGTCTTGGCTCGCTCGACAGCTTGCCAGAGATCAACACCCTCTTCGACCAACTCCTCGGCACGTTTGGAGTCAACCGTTTCGCAATCTGTCAATGAGCTTGGCCCAATCAGGTCCATGTCCGTTGTGTGCGAAAAATCAAGGATCAGGCAGTCCGACTTGCCTTTGCAAAGCCTCGTCCCTCGCCCGACCATCTGGGCATAAGCAATCCGGCTTCGAGTTGGCTTCAGAACCACACAGTCTGTAGGCTTGTCGTCAAACCCTTCCGTAAGAATCTGGCAATTGACAAGGATCTTCGTGAGACCGTTTTTATAACGCTGGATTGTGTTGTCGCGGTCAGGCTTATCGCCGGAAACCCAGTCGCTGGCATGTCCCAGTTGCTTCAAAGCATCAGCCATCGCAATAGAACTACCAACGTCAGGCATGAAGACGATGATCTTCTTCCGATCCTCAATCTCTTTACTGATCGCGTTTGCTAATAGCTCGATGGCTGGCTGGATCTTACGTCCAAGGTCACCCTGAGCGAAATCGCCATTCTTACCCGTTGTTTTGCATCCCCTCAGGTCAACCCCCAGAGAACACCGGACAAACTTGACAGGTGACAGAAATGGACCAGCAGGATCATGGATTGCGTCGTAAAGCGAGTAGCTGTAAACGACATCCTCGAAACGCTTCAGGCTCTGACCGTCAGGTCGATCAATCGTTGCTGTGATTCCTACGAGTTTGGCATCAGAGAAGTAGTCGTAAACGGACGAATAAGTCTTGTTGGACTCTCCCGCATGATGGCAGTTGTGTACTAATACGCCGTTGGCAAAGTAGTTATTGTTCCCTTCAACCTCGAGGTTATAAGTAACACCTCCTTTGCACAGTCCTCCGAATGTTCCATCACCTGTTTGTTCGTGAAACGCAACACTTTCCACCCTTGCGAATTCAGACAAGCCTCTTTTCGCCGATCCTGTTCTTTTCTTGGTATCGAGTTGTGCGATTGACCGTCTATCTCGACCGCTAGCCGAATGTCCTTGCAACCCAAATCTATTTTGTAATGATTCGGAGTCTTGAAGAGTTGCCGTGATTCCTGCGTTGTTAAGACCGTAATAGGAGTCAGGCCAGTCAGATCCGACAGAGTCTTTTCGGCAACCGACATGCCCCTCCCATTCCCCCCTTGCACTGGGGGTTTCCAGCCGATCTCCTTTAGCCTGGCTTTCTGCCTCTCCCGAACCTCCTCCCTCTTCATTGGATTGTTGGACTTCATACGACCAGACGCATACTTCCGGTTTGTTGCTGCCATCCTTAGAGAGGAATCGATCCCCTGACATTCTTTTGAGCATGTCGCTCGATAACGCCCGTAACCCATTTTCGTCTGTTTCCCGCACACCTTGCATTTGCCATCCATAAACCATGTCTCCTGGAGAAAGATCGCAAGCCTTAACCCATCCCCGATCTCGGGAAAACAATGGGTGATTCGGCGTGACAGTCATTGCTGAACCGTTTGAGAAACGTACAGTCATTAATTCCGATGGAACTGAAACCAGTTTTTTCTTAACCGACTTCATTTCAATTTCGCGGCTTGACTCGTTGAATGTAGCGACTAGGTCGCCATTGCAAATTCTTTCAATAGGAATCCCATCCACAAGCGTCCCAGCGGGAAAACATTCGTCAGTCACAATCAACTGAAAATCGTCTGGCTGATACCGCTTGCATCGCTTGGTCATTGACTGAATGGTTGTGCAAACCACATGCGGATCGCCCAGGGCAAACCCGTGATGGGAACCCTGCTCACGACCCACCATCAGTCCGCACAGTTCAAACGTGTCAATCGCCTGTTTTACAAGTTCCGTTCTGTGGACTGCGAACAAGGCTCGAGAGATAAACCCCTCCTCAATCAGCTGACGAATCAGAATACCTACGGTTACGGTTTTTCCACAGTTATGTGCAACGACCCCGTTGGCAATGAAATTGCTTGTCTTGTCTACGCTAACGATGTCATAGGTGTCGATCCAGCCAGCATCCTCAACGGCAAAGACATTGTCTGTTTCAACCAGCGTTTTGCCGATGTTCAGGTGATTGCTTTGTTTGCCTTCAAGAGACCAATGCTCCTGATGACTCATAATCGCCAGGTTTTCGCTCCTGTTGTCGGTATGGTCTCCGTTGATGTGATGAACTGCGGTTACTGCTGGGTCAAGATAAACCCATGACTTGCCAAGGTCTCCGGTTCTCAAGCATTCAATGTACTTGTCAAGGGGCATCTCATTCATTTCAGACTCAACCACAAGCCTGTGGTAAGCCACGCGATAAAGCCTTAGAGACTTCCCTCTTCTGTTCGAGACGCATTTCCCAGCGTACGGGTGATAGTAAAGGTTGTTTACTTGCCTGTATTGCTTCTTAGGCTTCGGCTTTCGGTCGCCGGACTTGCGTTGGCTTGCTTCGACTACGATACTCTTGCCTGGCGAGTCCTTTGCTTCAATCCATCCGTTCGACGACAAGATCTTATGATCAGGAGTGCATACGAGTTCTCGTCCACTTGCGAATCGGACCCTAACGACAGGCTTGATCCCGCTCGACTGGATGTGGCTGAAGCTATTGCATTCAATGTGCTTACCGTTAAAACTTCGGACACGCTTTACTACATGAGGTTTGACCCTTCGGTCAGCCTGAAGCCTAAAGTGATCCCGAAGAGACCGAGTAACACCCTTGCCTCCACGGTTAATAGTTACGATAGCATCACCGGATATACATCCAGTCGCCATCTGGAGAATTCCAGCCTTATGATCGTCCTCGTAGATCCATGACCTAATCTTATCAATCGCCTCATCCTGATACGGATAAGTCGAAAACTCGCAATCCATTAACGCAGAATAGGTTAGCTCACGCATAATACCCATGTCCCCCGCATCCATTGCAATGAGCGATCATAGGATCTTCGCCTGTCCCGTTGCATATCCCACATACCCGCCAACTTCTGGGAGGTCTAACAACTGGGCGTTGCAATCTTGCAAGTAGTGGGCCAGGTGTTTCACCTTCAGCATTGAGCAAACAGACCTGAGCCATGTTTAGAAGTTCATTGGCTACCTTATGTAGATATAACCATGCGTTCATATCACATGCAAGAGCAGACCTTTTAGGCTTGGCTAATCGCTCGTAAATGTACTCGTATTGCCGTTCATCATCATCCTTGTGAGACTCAAAAGCCTCTCGAATCACGCTGACTTTTAACTCTGTCTCAGGCACAGCCTTTTCAGCGTCCGAAAAAGCATCCCTGATTTTTTGATCTGCGGTCATGGTTCTGCCTCCTGAAAAGTTGCCCATCCATAGGGCGTTCCCACATCCTTAGAAACCGAACGTCATGGCGACATTAGGATCTTTTGCAGGGGCTGGAGGTGCGGGTGCTGGTGGAGGTGGAGTGAAGTCCACTTCTGACCCCTTGACCTGTTGACCCATGGCAAACGCTGGCTGGCTTAAATTGCCGCCCGTCTTCCGCTTGAACTCTTTGGACTGCATTGCGATCCGAGCCAACCACTCTGGCAGAGAAGCTGTTTCGTCTTCGTCAACGCACCATGAGTACTCTGCAACCTGTGAATTGAAAGTGCTGGTCGTCGGGAAAACACGGGAGATATTGGAGTAAGTCTCTCCATTCTTTTTGCTTACGGAGTGGGTGAACACGACAGAAACGAACCTCCCGACAATCGCTTCAATCTTGAACTCACCAGCTTCCGTATTGTTTAGCGGTTTGGCAATCACGTTCTCAACCAACCGTCGCAGCTTGGAGGTGGCATACATCGATGCCCCGTAATCATTCCATTTTGTAACTGGCCGACCACCTGTGGTTTCTGGCGGGAATTCAAACCCAACCTTAATGATGCGGGAATCTTTCGTGATGCCCTCAAAGGTCTTAGGGTGCGAGCCAACGTCAACGACAGCAAAGATTTTGCCCAGGTGAGTCCCTTCAGGCATAATGTGTCGAGCTTTCTCGTCAGACTTTGTGTAGTCACTAGCGTAATTCATCAAATCCCTCTTATTGCCGCCACTGCGGCTTCAACCGAGTCAAATGCGCGAAGTGCAACCAATGCACCCCAGAAATCCATAGAACCGACACTTGTCCAGACTACCGATCCATCCACTCGCACAGAGGCACTGGGCCGACTGTCATGCGGGTCACCTGGTCGATAGCAAGGAATCCATCCAGCCTGATTCGGCCTTCCAGCCAGCCTCAAGCCATAACTCTGCAAAATAGAGAGTTTCTCAGGGATCTCATCGGATGGAGCAAGAGATCGAGACGCAAAAAATGTCAATGAGCCTGTAGAGGCTTGTCTTTTCTGGGTCGTTTTTTCTTCGATTTCACTGAGCAACCACTGCGGCGCGATGCCACATTTGCCCGTGAGCGGGTTGACTGAACCCGTCCATTTGTACATTTTCCCAGAGCCGTACTGAGTAGGAGGACAAGAGGCAAGTCTTCGGTCACCGAGGACAAGGATCTCTTCGTGTTTTCCACTGCCCTGCCACAGACGCACGTTGGGGATTGGTCGGGTGTACCAATGAGGTAATCTGAGCCAGATGTGCAAACCGCCCCCGCCAGTAGCAACTTGCCAAGTTCGCGGTAAAGCTGGTCGAGTTTGAAAGTAGTCACGAATCATATCCTGCGGACCATCCAGGTCCAGTACGAGTAAACGTGATGCCAGCCCTGGCAGTGCAGCAATATTCTTAGGTGATAAATCTTTCATGGCCGACAGTGGAAAACCGCTCCAGTATTTGGACGTTTGAATCAACGGCATCTTCTGTTCAGAGGACATGGGGACCGTGTTGATCCCGTGATCCTTAAGAATTTTTATCCATCCGAGAGTGAGTGGATTTTTTCCCATCGTTAGGTCTGCCCACAATCTCGGAACGGGCAATCTGAATATCAAGGTCAGCTTCGATGCCAACCCGAATCTTGTTTAGACCACACCTTTCGACATAAAAGACTTTTGCTAAAAGCCTTCCGTCTGGCCCAAAGAAATCAATCGATTCGCCTGGGTTGCGAGTAACTACAAGCATGAATGATCCTCCTGATCAAAAAATCTCAGACAGTGGGTTGATGTGTAAGTCGTTCGGTCATGACCAATGGTCCCACTCGCCCTGCATCCCACAGGTCGGCAAGAGCTTTACCCTGCTTCTGGAAGTCTGTTTCAGCCCCATCAACAAAGCATTTGTACCAGTGCTTAACCAGACCTTGAGGAGCAACAGCCAGTTCCTGTGACTTCGCCAGAAGAAAATCCCTGAATGGTTTTTCCGGCTTAATCACAGTGACCTGTGGAACAACCTCCTGCCTGGTAATCTGAGGAGTGGCAGAGACGTTATCCCGACCAATTTCCTCGGCAATCTGTTGATCAACAACTTTTTGTACACGGTCGTAAATGCTGCCCAGAAGTTCTGGGAAACGCTCGTCCGTCACCATCCCGAGATCGACCGACATTTCAATTTGGCAATTTGCTTCGTACGAGCTAAACTGTGGTCTACCAACCTTTTTGGCAATCCCAGCACGCACCAAAACAACTGCCTGATTCTTCAAATCCATTACTGGACTCCGTTCGTTAAGACCTCTTGTCATCCCCCAGTTGGGATAGTGGAGATTATCGGGCTACACAAAAAATGTCAACAGTATTCCTGAAAAAATTTTCGGATATCCTCTCGCATACTTTAAAAAAGGCAGGAAGTCGCCGTTTCTGCTGATCACTATCTTGTACACCTGCCCCGCCAAACATCTGATTTTGCTCTTAATATGAAGGGGTCAACGGGGAGAACACCGCAGAAAAAAATTTTTGACTTTCTTGTTGACAATCGATTCTGACCGGACTACTATTTGATTGACGCAAACGAATGGCGTCTTTAACCAACTGTCCCCAATTGGAAGGGTCGTATAGAGATGGCTACATTAAGTTCTGGACCTCGCGTAAATGCCCGTTCAACCCCTCGGATTCACGAAGGGATCAAAAGGAACTGCATTGAACTATCCGAGCGAGGATTGGTTTTTGAAGGTCGTCAAGTTTCGGCTGAAGCTCTCGTATCCGCTTTGCTCAAGTGTTACCTGGATCTGTCGATTGATGAGCAAATCCAAATGATGAGACCAGCCCTCAAGGAACTTGAAAAAGAACTTGAGGAAATGGATCAAGATTTCTCTTGACAGTCAGGTGACGAAACCGTAATTTCACTCTTGTCCCGTCGAGCTGTTCGGCGGGAATCCCAACGACCCAGATTTGCCCAATACGTTCCAGGCACTTGACTGACGCTCAGGTTGTGTCTCCACAGAGCCTTATCCTTCAGCCAAGCATGTTCATCTTACTTTGAGATAACAAATGCTGACACTGGATGAAAGCATATTGGCAGAGAATGCGAGCAATTCCTATGGACGGACGTAACGAACCATTCTATC